TAAAGATTTTAATATGGTTTATATTAGTAATTATTTAGCTAAATATGGAATAGATTTTACTTCAGCGGATAAGAGTGTTATTCATAAGGAGTTTTCTACAATGGATACTATTACATTCCTAAAAAGGGGATTTAGAGTTGAATATTTTAATGGTGAAAGATATGCTCTATGCCCTTTATCGGAAATATCAATCATTAAAATGTTATGTTTTACCGATTGTGATCCTTTAGATCAGGATATTATTTTATTAACTAATCTTGTAGACGCTCATAAACAATATTTTTTCCATGGTAGAGAAAAATTTGAATATATGACTGTATTCTTCATAGAATTATTGTCTAAATGTGGATTGAAAGATGTTATTACTTATGATAGTGTACCATTACATTGGTATAACTAAAATGATTTGCGAGATGAATTTTTAGATGGTAAGTTACAAATACAATTTGTATAAGTAACATATGTCCATTTGAAGGCAATGGGACGTTAAATATTATTGCAGGATAGTTTGTGTCCAGAGTTACAAACATAATCTTTATGCTTTATGTTATAAAACATACTTGATATTGATCACTTATAGTATTGCACTCAACTGTAAGAAGCTATATCATTTAGTCTACCCACACGTGGGGTAATAGTTTGACAAACGTGCTTTATTCAAACAGATTAATCCTTCTGTTTGTCTTACCAAGGATTTCTATCGCAACATTAGATACAGGTGTCTCTACAAGTACACCTATTATTGGAGGAAACTCCACGGCGCCCACCGTTAAAGGGGCAAATACTAGTAGTAAAGCTACTGGTGCATCAACCGGATTGACCAGTGGCGGATTGAATGTTGATACTAATTCAGTAGTAACTTTTTATGATAATACACAGGATCTACAGGAAGATCCCGTCCCTCAAATAGCTATACTTCCCCAAATAGGAGATATAAGAGAAGATATTTTAGAATATATGAGGAGGCCAGTTAAAGTTTATAGCTTTACTTGGGATGCTGGTGACCTATCTTTTAGTTTTGATCCATGGGCATTATTCCTTAGTGACAAGCCTCTTGCTAGGAAAATAGCCAACATGTATAGCGTTGAGTTTGGAGGATTAAATGTAAGAGTTGTTACTAATGGTACACCTTACCAGTATGGTTTATATGGTATGGCTTATTGGCCTTATTATAATAATGATACGTATGCTAGTGCTTTGTCTGTAGCTAATGTCACTAAATTTTCATCATTACCATGTTTTCATTGTATCGATCCTGGTACCAATGCAGTTGTTGAGTTTAAGTTACCAGAGTTTAAACAAACACAACAATTAGTTCCTAATGCGTCTAATACATGGGGACAATTGCTTGGTTTAGGTATGGTACATTTAAATACAGTTAGTGTGGGAGCTGTAGCACAATATGTTGACATGACATTTTTTGTTTCTGCCATTAAACCTGTGTTACGACATAACACTTCCAATGCACCTTTTTATGGTACGAGTAATGAATATAAAGGAGCTGTTTCTAAACCATTAATGCAAATTAATAAAATGGCTTCCTCTATTAGTAAAATTCCGATTATAGGGGCTTATGCTACTCCATTTGCAGCAGCTGCTAAGATGGGGGCTGAAGTGGCTTCTATATTTGGTTTTAGTAAACCGATAAGTGTTGATCCATTTAAAATGACAAATAATCATATTATGGGTAATATTGCAAATACAGAAGGTGCTGATACTTCTGTTAAGTTACTGTGTCAACCTACCTCGCAAACGACCATAGATCCTACTACATTTGGACTACCTCCTACCGATGAACTTGCTATAAAAGAGATAGCTAGTAGATATAGTATGATTTCCACTTTCATCCCGTGGTCTACTACAGATGCTGTTGCTGCTACTATTGCTACTCATAGTATACATCCTTTAGATGGGGCTACTGGTACATATCCATATACACCTACTAATTTAGCTTATATGAGCCATTTGTTTGCTTATTATAGAGGCTCTATAGTTTATAAAATAAAGTTTGTTGTTTCTAAGTTTCACACTGGCAGGATACAAATTTCTTTTGATCCAGCAGCTACTCCTAGTGCTGTTGAATTATCAAATGTTAATATTACTAAAATTGTTGATATTTCTCAACAATCAGAAATAGAGTTTGAGATACCCTACACTTCACCTTATCCTGTATTAGGATTGTCTGCGCCAGTGCTATGGGGAAGTGCCGCTGCCGATAGTATGGGTGCACTTACTTTTACGGTTTTGAATACGTTACGTGCTTCAGGAGCAGCATCTACTATACAAATTATTTTATTCATTAAGGCTGGTGATGATTTCGAGCTTTTACAACCTACCATGTTAGGATGTATGTCTGCCACACATTCTATTCATATGTTTCCGTCAGCAGTAAATAGTGTATTACCTACTAATAATGGATACGCCTATTATGGG